AATATAGGCTCTAACGTGTTGAACTGGACTTTCCAGCTGTTCGGCGACACATTCATTCTTACGCCAAATATTTGTAATGTTTTCTCTAGAGTAGATCCGCCTGGCTGTGTAGTAATTACCTTTATAGGATCAAAGAAGTCTAGGTCTAAGGCTGCAATAATGCCGCTATTGTAATTGTCTGTGTATAGGTCAAGCACTATAGAATCTACTCGAATTTCTGTCTCAGCTCTACTAGCCACATAAGCCTGTGCGTAGTCAAGTGCAACTGGGTCTGTTTCCATTAAAAGGTTGTCTAAGAAATAACTGTGTAGAAAATACTTATCTATGCTGTCTTGATTTAATGCTACTTGAGCTGTGCCGCCAGTCCTAGTAATTGTGGCTTTGTTAAATATAAGTACATCGTTAAGAATCCAACTAGCATCAAAGTAATCTATACCTGTGCCGTTATCTGCAAAGACTGTAGGTGTGCCGCTAATAGAAGTAGCAGTTACGTTTCTATCTTGAAATACAAACGAGCCAGTGGCATCTACATATAATGCGCCATATTCTGACGTGGCCACAGTAGTGAGAGCTGCTAAGGCTGTGCGGTTAGTGCCAGGATCTGCCTGCATTGACGTAAGTCCTGCATCTACATCACGCATAGAATTAGGCCAACCAATTTGATCTAATATTTGGTTAATACGTGTGCCAGATAAGTTGCCTGCAGTTGCACCTGTGACTGTGCTGATTTGTGCTACCTGCGCTAATCTAAATGCATCTACAGCTTGTATAGTAGTAATGGCTACATCTTCACCGGATTCACCTGGGTATGTAGTTACGTAGCTTGTAATAAAGCCTTGAAATATAGGATATGTTACCGATGAGTAAGTTGCACTAATCTGCACTTTCTTCATAGGTGTTAATAAATTGTAATATGGCCCTGTTACATTCTGTGGGTTGAAGTCGCCATTCTGATCTACTATGCGTAATGTAAGTGCGCCTGTTTGGAATTGATCTGATAGAGCGGTACGGCCTCTGTTAGTCTCTATGCGGTTTACTTGATCTGACACATCTACAATTACAGCTGTGGCATCACCTAATACGTTAGTGTCTAATATACCTGTATCTAAAATCATTGTTTGGGCAAAGGCTGGGCCAGTGCTAAAGTTAATTAAGGCTGTTATTACGGGCAAGGTCATTAGGGTTGTAAACCACCAGCAGGAGTCGTGCTATATCCACTGCGATTAGCAAGCTGAATACTCTCAGCCATCATCTGAGCAAACCTATCACCCGATGGTGAACTGACTAATAAGTTTACATCTAACGATCTGTTGCCAGATTCTCTAGCTCTTTCTGTTGCTATTTGTGATACGTTCATACCAGCATAAGCAGATGAGCCTACTAACTGGGTTGCTAGATCTTGGAAGTAACTAGCTGGTTGAGAAGGTAAACCCGGTGCGCTGACTTTTGGTGCTGCAGAAGGTATGCCAAACTGTGCGTTAATTAACTCTATCTGTGCATTGATTCTATTTATTAAAGATCTGACCTGAACTAAAGCAAACTCTGTAAGAGTTTTACCAGCCGCTGCCGCTTGCTCTGCTAACTTTTTTAATGCATCTGCTGCTTCTAACTCAGCCAAATACTTCTTAGCCAAAGCCTCATTATTATCTAATATGGCTAACTGTGCTTTAAGGCGTAATTTAGTCTCTTCATCGGTTGCACTGTTTAGGGCTGCGGTTAATCCTATGCGCTCTAAGTCAAACTTCTTTTTTAATTCTTCTACGTTCTTATTTTCTAAAGCATTTTTCTTTGTAATAATACTAAACTCTTCTTTGCGTGCTTTAGTTACCTGCATGCTTGCAATAAGATCAGCTCTTGATTTAGCAGGTGATAATCTAGGTGCGTTTATATCTGACTTACGCATAAACTTGCCACCGACTTTAACGCTGGCATTAGGGTTAAGTAGTCCTATTACATCGCCAATAGTTGCAAAGGCGTTGCCTATCTTCTCAGCAGATCTAACTAATTTTGCAGTAAATGTATCTATATCGTTACTGTTAGATAATGCTGCTAGCGCATCTAATAAGCCCTTGCCTATAGCTTCTTTAGATTCATCTACAGCTACAGTTAATTTAGCCATACTGCCTGCATAGCCTTCTACGGCTGCTGCTGCCTGACCTGCAAAGTTAACGTTGAGTGTACGCTGTACTTCTAAGAATGATGCTGATTTTAATTGTGCCTTACTTAGTCCTACGCCTAATCTACCTAATGCTACGTTATCACCCATATAGGCTTTAGATAGGCTAGTAGATACAGCTGTAAGATCCTTGCCAGTGCCTGCTGATACGTTTAGTGCAGTCTCAAATAAACTCTGTGCCTTGGCGACATCTTTAGTTACAATAAGCAAACGCTGGAAGCCCGGAATAAGATTTTCATCCACAATGCCAAACTGCAAAGATAATTTCTTTAGGTATTCTTCTATACCTGGCTGCTCAAACTCTAAGCCTAGGTTGCTAACTGTGGTGCGTAGTTTAGCCGCTGCCTTCTCTGATTCTATAAATGCGTTAACTGCATTTTTGCCAAAGTTTGCTAGGGCTGCAGCTGCGAAAACTTTAGTAAAAGTCTTGCCTAATTTTTGCGCTTGTTTATCAAATGCTGATATTTCTTTCTTACCTTTTTTTAAGGCTTTGCCGTTAAAGGTAGCAATAGCCGAGACGACTACATTGGCCATTAGGCTGCCTTCTTAATCTCTGTAGATTTGTTAAATTGTATAGCCGTTGCGTTTATGGCTTCTACTATTGCATCATAAACTTTAGAACTATCCTGAGACCACGCCTTAAATATAAGTCTGCCTTTTGTCTTTTTACCAGTGCCGCCTCGTACACCTTTTTTGTTAAATTGTATAGCTGTAGAGTTTATTGCTTCTACTATTGCATCATAAACTTTAGAACTATCCTGAGACCACGCCTTAAATATAAGTCTGCCTTTTGTCTTTTTACCAGTGCCGCCTCGTACACCTTTAATCTTAGTCTGTGATGTAAGTTTTGGCATAGATGTTACAAACTGATAACCTGCAAATGGATTGTTAGATGCGTACTCTCGTGTAGATTTATTATATGTATATTCTTTAGCTCTTTTAGTACCCTCAAATCCTTGCACTGCGCCTACTGGTGAGTTAGGTGTGCTTGGATCTATCCGCTGGAATGGCGCACGACCTTGTGGGTTATTGCGGCCTGCAGTCTCATATATGCGACCAGCTGCGCTAATGTTGTACACGTAGTTGCTAACCTTAAATCCATTACTAAATGTTTTGTTCTCGCCAGGGTTATACCCAATACCAGCCTTAACAGTATTAGCATCATATTTAGGAAATGGGCGATAGTTAATTGCTGGGTTACTTGCTTTACTCCAGCCTGATAAAACGCTGCCGTTACCTGGCACAAATCCTCGTGCTTTACTTGCTACGCCACGCATCAAAGGATCTATAGCAGTCCTAATCCTTTGGCGCATATCTTCGTCAATAAACTCTAAACCTTTAAGGACATCTTTAACGCCTACGACCTCGACTGCTGGCATTTTTGATCTCCTTTGCTCTATCGCTAAGCACTTGCACTATTGCTTTTAGCATCTCTGAGTCCATGTTAATAAACTCACTAGGCGCAATTCCAAGTTCAACGCTAAGACTTGCTATAGCGTAAAGCGTGGAATCACGCTGCGTTATTTTTTTTCTTCGTCTAATACCTCGACAGTTTCTAAGCTGTCAATAAATTCAATACCAAATATAGGTACAGTTACATTGGCCCTACGCAAACACTCATGAGCCAAATAGTAGATTTCTGTTTGGCGTTCGTGATCGCGTANNACCTTTGAAATNCCTGCGCCATACTTNAACTCGAAAGCGTACTCGACACCTGGCGTAATCTTGTGTTCAGATACTTCGCCATTAGCCCTTGTTATCTTTAGCTTTGCCATTATTTCTCCTTATGCTACTGCTACAACTACTGTGCTGTTGCAGGTAAATGTGATGCTTTGTGATGAGATATCGCCTACTGCGCCATTTATATTCTGTAGGTTATTAACCAATACAGATGCTGTGTATGAAGGGTTTGTAGCTGATACTGCAGCACTTGATTGCTTAACTACGACAGTTACAGTAGTGCCATAAGCAGCACGTAATGTTGGNATAACTGTTGCAGCTGCGTTGTCATTTAAGAAGTCTAGAGTAATTGTTGAAGCCTCTAGTCCCTTAGCAAACTTGTGAGCAGTGTCGCCCATAGCGGTTACTTCTAGCTCATCAAATG